CGCTGATCGAACCGCGATGCATCCAACCCTATACAAACGGGTGTAATAAATGAATTCCACTTGTTGACAATAATCTCTGCCTGTTGCTTCGAATTGTACTTGCTCATTATGGTAGGCGTCCCAAATAATTTATCAATTTCATCATACATTTTATGCTCTAATGGTAGCAGATATTTACCAACTTCAACATTGTAACGCGGTTTCCGAGGTTGAATAACCCTTGGCGCCGGATCACTTTTTAAGCTTAGGTTGATTTTCTCTGCTTTAATAAAGGTACTGAGATAGGAGTCCTGAACACGAACCGGTTTTAACACCAACCCGTCAGCAGCGGCTTGATACAAAGTTCGACGTCGTCCCTTGTAGTACTCGACAAATTGTTGTCTAGTCACAGGGGATTGTCTAGCTAATCCAGCAACCACTGTTCGCTTGTAAACATCCAATCTCTTTGTAAAGATACCCTTGACAGAAGGTATTGGCTTTGTCAAGTTCTTATCTGTGTACAATACTCTTTCACCAACTCCGCGAATCAAATTGGGTAATGAGTTGTTATGGGTCGTTATATTATCATCGCAAATGTACTGACCCATACTTAAGTATTTGCGAATCTTAGGAATCCCAGAAATTTTTGTTGGAGAAACACCGGGATAAACACCTGGAATTGTGTCGATCCCCTCCAACTTTTCTGGGCCCCATCAGTTATCAGAAGAGTCGACACCCAAAATGGATGCCACATCTCTGATATCTCTGACAGTGCGTGTGTGTCTTATTGCAAGTTTAGTCAACTCTGATACTGTTGGCACAAAGACCAATTCAGTGGCGATATCAACGTTGTCACAAATATGTCTGGCTAGCACCCCGTGTGCAATGCAGGCATCATAAAGATACTTGCGTACACAAAGGACATTAGCATTACTGTGGTTAATTGAACCAAACTTTGCTTTACCAATTTTCACCAAATACGCTCTAAAGGGGGCTCTACTTCTGACTCTACGTTTTGCCACAACACTATTATCAACACTATCGATCACATTAACATTTACTAGATCAGTGACGTCATCAATTTCATCGTCACTAGATTTGTTCATTTCATCGATCACATTTTTGACAACCTTGTCTGCAGACAAAATCAGTTTCCTCTTGTATATACCCGCCCGATTGTAATGGTTGTAGACCTTCCACGCACCATATCCCAATAAAGTGGTCCCAGCAATCAAATTTAATATAACTGATGGCTTCATTAACGCTTGATGGCGACGTAAAC